ATCATCACTTAACCCCAAAGCAATCTCACCAACAGGCAAGTTCATGGGATTGTTTCAATTCTCGCAAGCATCATGGGAATTTGTTGGTGGTAAAGGCAAACCACATGAAGCACATTGGAAAATCCAATTTGCTATGGCAAAGAAGTTGAAAGAAAAACAAGGATGGAACGCTTGGCCACAATGTTCCAGAAAAACAGGGTTGATATGACATTTATGGATTTAATGAACACAGCTACAACAGTGGCACACGCAATACTCATAGCACTAGGACTCACATTCCTGGTCATGTGGGGTGTTGCACTATCTGTCAAACGAACATTCAAAGTAGATGCCAAAAACGACAGATTCAAATACTGGACAATGCGTTGCGATATATGCAAACTTGAATTATACGGATCATCACAAGTAAGCCTAAACAAAACATTCAACTGGCATGCAATCAACAAACACCCGGATGCACAATGAACAAAGACTACACACCACACGATTACAAATTTGCCAAAGCATTGCAAGAATCATTGGCACAAGATGTTGAAAACAAAAAGTCTTTGTTTAAGAATCAAGAGGACATTGAACTAGCCAAACGCATCATCAGGGGTCAAGAATGAAACACAGGGATTATGTAGCTGTGAACGCACGCACAGACTCAATTATTGCTTCAATGGACAAACTAATTCAAAGATGCATAAATTGTGGTAATTGGACATTCAACAAGAAGCATTGCAGTGTATGCCACAAGATTGTTACAGGAAAAAAATAATGGACGATTTTTGGCGATCATCAAAGAATGTTGACTGGTACACACCACCATTCATATTCGAAGCATTGAACATGGATTTTGATTTAGACCCATGCTCACCACCAATTGAACGATATAAAACAAGAGCTGCAAAACATTACACATTGCCAAAAAATGACGGACTTATAGATCCTTGGTTTGGCGAAATATGGCTTAATCCACCATACGGCCGAGGCATAGAAAAATGGGTGGAAAAGATGTACAACCACAATCAAGGCGTGTTGCTGACACATGTGACTGCATTGCCTAATCGTTGGTTTCATCAATACTTTGACCATTTCAGATCAATATGTTTTGTTAAAGGCAGAATCAATTTCATAAATGGATTAGGTCAAAGTGCTGGCTCATCTTCACAGGGTCAAATGTTAATTGCTTTTGGCGATAAATCAAAACAGGCAGTTCAAAATTGTAACTTAGGCAAAGTATGGGACATAAGATGACAACATACATTTACTGCAAAGAGTGCAACAAGTTATACAATAAAGAATTGGGCTGTTCAACATGCGAACTTAAACTTTACACTGAGGAATTAGATTGAGCGCAAAACTAGTGGGATGGGCACTTGAACAACAAAACTTAACACCCATGGAAAAACTATTGCTGGTTGTACTAGCTGACCACTTCAACGATCAAGAGGGCGCAGCATGGCCATCACAAGAACGCATAGCAACAATGATGGGCTTATCAACCAGACAAGTCAGAAGAATACAAATCGAACTAATCAACAAAGGCCACTTAGAAGTTGAAACTAGAACAGGTCAATCAAACCTGTACAGAATGACTACCCCGGACATGGGTGTCCTATACCCCGGACATACACGTCCTACCACCCCTGACAATGGTGTCCTACATAACTCTTATATAACTCTTAAAGAACGTTCTATCGGACATTTAAAAAAGACACAAATACCAGACAAATATGTTGCACCAAAAGATGATGCAGTTGATCCAGAAATAGCAATCACATACATCAAAGACATAAAGAAGAAGCTGAGAAAAGCATGAGTTACTCAACACGATACAGAGAACTACGCAAAGCCATACTTAAGCGAGACGACAACACCTGCGCATATTGTGGCCAAGAAGCAACAACAGTTGACCACATCATTCCAATAAGCAAAGGTGGAGTAGACCACGAATCAAACCTTGTAGCAGCATGCACCACATGTAACTATGGAAAGAAAGATCGTGATGCAAAAACATTTGCAGAGAAAAAATACGCAGAGAAGTACACCAAAGTTAAAACCAAATCCGATTTTTTTGGTGAGGGAATAACACGCACACACTCCTTAGTCTCCTTATCCCCGAGGGATTTTGGAGTCTTTGAAGCACCATTATTTGAGGAGAAACAAACAGGATGAAACCAGATAATCAAAGAATACTTCCAGCTCTTTCAAGATCAATTGATTTTGCACAAGAGAATGGTTGGATTACAAAAGCAGATTTAGGTGGCGTTGCAATGATGATGACTTATGCAGGCCTTATGGATAATTCAAATCAAAGTGATCCAATGATTGTTAAGTGGGGCGCTGAACTTACAAAATTGATGGACAAGTATGGCCTCACATTGTTTGGGCGCAACGATAAGCCAAGTGTTGTCGAAGAGGTGAACCCAATTGACATCATCAAAGCTGGTCGGATCACCCACGCCTCGAATCTCGACCTTTCAAACGACAAACCCAACTAGAGGCCAAGAAGTCATTGATCTAGCTGATGCAATAGGCATGCCTTTGATGCCTTGGCAAAAATATGTCATCAATGATGCTTGCAAAGTTAAAGATGATGGTGAATGGCTTGCACGCACAGTTGCTTTGCTAATTAGCCGTCAGAATGGTAAGACGACACTTCTTAAATTTAGGATTCTTGCCGGGTTGTTCCTTTGGGATGAACGTTTGCAATTAGCAGCTGCACAGAATCGTGATATTGCTTTGGAAACATTCAGATCAGTTATTGAGATGATTGATTCACAAGATTGGTTACAAAGAAAAGTTAAAGCCATAACTAGGGCTAATGGTCGTGAAGAAATTGAATTGTTGAATGGTTGTAGATACAAAATCATTGCTGCAACACCTGGAAGCGCAAGAGGCCTATCAGCAAACACCATTTACATAGACGAAGCCAGAATGCACAAAACAACTGATGCTTTTGCAGCTCTTGCTTACACGATGCAGGCTGCCAAGAACCCTCAGATGTATCTGACATCAAATGCTGGTGATATTCACTCAGTTTTACTTAATCAGATTCGCCAAAGAGCGATGAACAAAATTGAAAACAACACAGATGACGACATTGCCTACTATGAGTGGAGTGCTGAACCTGGATTGAAACTTGCTGATCGTAAAGGGTGGGTTCAAGCCAACCCGGCACTTGGTCACACCATTACTGAAAATGTGCTGCAAGCCAGAATGAATGATGATCCAGTTGTAATTCAAACTGAGATGCTTTGCCAGTGGGTTGCAACATTTGCATCACCTTGGAGTCCTGGACATTGGAATGCCTGCCAACAATCAGACCTTAAACTCACAGCCGATAGACCAACTTGGATTGGTGTTGAAATTGCACCAGATAGAACATCCTTTGCAATAGTCGGTTCACAAATACTTGATGACGGATCAGTAGGACTTGGCTTGATGGATATGGAAGATGCAACAGAACCAATTGATGATTTAAGAATTGCCGACCGAATAGCACAATGGTCAAAAAAATATCAAACTGAATCGATATTATTAAACAAATTTAGTGGCGACTCGGTAGCTGCAAAATTACGCTTGGCGAGCGTTAATGCAGAAATCATTGCAGGCTCAAAGTATTATCAGGCTTGCGATGAAACCCTAGGTGCAATGGCAGGGGCGCGCATCACCCATGCAGGTCAGCCGGAACTGACTGCCTCTGTCAATGCATGTGTTAAAAGGACAACTGAATCAGGTGGCTGGTACATTTCAAGAAGAAAAGATGCCGTTGCAGCAATTGCAATGGTGCTGGCAATTCATAAAGCAACAGAGCGCAGTAGTTCAAATGAATTTGGTATTTTAGTCTCTTAAATTAACACGCCCACATCTCGGACAGTGTATGATTGTATTAACTTCTATGAGATAATCAAGGACTATGGGAATTTACTCAAAATATCTTAAACCACAACTTACAGCTGCAATTGCACCTTACACTTTCCCGGATAAACCACTTTCAGTTTGGTCACCTGGCTTTGATGGCGTTTCATCAACATTTGTAACAAGAAGAGAAGCCCTAAGTGTTCCAGCATGTGCAAGAGGTCGAAACATTATCGTTGGCACAGCAGCATCTTTAGAATTACACGTTAAAAGAAAATTAGATAAATCAAGAGTTGAACCAACTCCATCAATCATTTCAAATCCGGATAAGAATATGCCAACTGCTGTTGTCTACGGCATGACTGCTGAGAATCTTTTGTTCCATGGCGTTGCATATTGGCAAATTAAAGAAATTGATCCAGCAACAGGCCGACCATCACAAATCAGATGGATTGATGCACCAAGAGTTTCACAAGTGCTTGATTCAACAGGTGAAATAGTTATTGGTTATCAACTCGAAGCACAAAGACTTCCAGACAACGGCATCGGCTCACTAATTCAATTTACTGGCATTGATCCAGATGGTGTTTTGAATCGTGGTGGCAGAACATTAAGAACAGCAGCAGCTCTTGAAAGAGCAGTGTTCAATTATGCTGAAACACCAACACCAAGTGTTGTGTTAAAAGCAAATGTTCCAATGGATTCAAATAAAGCAACAGCAATTCTTAATGCTTGGAAACAAGCACGCCAAACAAAAGGCACAGCATTCCTTTCAGACAATGTTGACATGCAATCAGTTGGATTCAATGCAGCTGATCTCCAGTTGACGGAAGCCAGAGAGTACCTAGCAAAAGAGGTGGCCAGATTGATGAATATCCCGGCATACTATCTCGATGCAGCAACAAATTCAATGACTTACTCAAACGTTACAGCTGAACGCAGAGCATTGCTTGATTTCTCATTACGTCCATTACTAACTGCAATTGAACAAAGATTGTCAATGGATGACATTACAGTTTCAACACAATATGTTGAATATGACTTGGATGACTTCTTGCGAGGTAATCCATTGGAAAGAGCAGATGTTTATTCTAAGTTAATTCCACTTGGCGTATTAACAGTTGAAGAAGCCCGAGAAGAAGAAGATTTGGTGAGGTAACAATGGAAATTAAATTTAACAGCGATATTTTGACAGCATCAACATCCAAAAGAGAAATCACAGGAATCATAGTTCCTTTTGGCAAACCAGGATTTACAAACATGGGTGAAGTTGTATTTGAACAAGGCTCATTGCAATTAGGTAATAATGTCAAATTGTTTGAAGATCATGACATGAACAAAGTGCGTGGCAGAATGATTAGTCATGAAGTCACACCAGTGGGCATCATCGGCAAATTCAAAATTGCACGCACATCAGCAGGAGATGACATTCTTACTCTTGCACAAGATGGATTAAAATCCGGATTGTCAATCGGTGCATCAATTGACGAATATGAGAACAAAGAAAATCAAGTTTATGTTACAAGAGCATCAATTGTTGAAGTATCTGTTGTAGATACACCAGCATTTGCAGATGCACAAATAACAGATGTCGCTGCTCAAAAAGCAGACGAAACAGAAGTCACTGCAAATAGCGCAAGTGATGAACAAACAAACCAAAC